CATGCCACACTCCTCTGATACCTTACTAGCTTCTAGTTCGGCCATCTTTTCTAGTATAGCTTTAAAATCCATATTAACTCCCTAGGGCACTCTTGGTGCCGGCTTTGTCTTGTTTTGGTGATTTAGGCATTTTATATTCGCCTTGATTCTTGTCTTTGGCTCTTTCTTTGCTAGTCTTAGCAAGCTCTTTGATAAAAGAAGCATTGTGCTCGTTGCCAAAGTATTCTTTGTGTTTGATCTTTTCAGCAGATTTTAAATCGCTGTCATTTAAAATAGACTTTCCATCTGGAGCTTCAACTGGTAATGCTTGCTCAAGCGGATCGTTAACGTTTCTTACACGAAGGTGGGTATTCGGTGTTCCTGTTGATTCGTGAACATCGATTTGAATTTGTTGTGGTGTTACAGGATAAGCACATTCGCACTCAAATATTGTAACTTCAATGTTTGAAAGATCTAAAAATTCCAATGCGGTTTTTTGAATAGGAGTAGTAGCAACTTTTTCAAACTTACCACACCCGTATTTGCCCATCTTTGATTTGGCTTTTTCTTCAAATCCTTCAGGCAATGGACCCGCAACTTTAATACGGAAACCGTAGGTTTTTTTACTTTCAGCAAGATAATCTTTAAATGTTTTCATATCAGTATTTATTCCTTTCCTTGCAGTTTTTTCAAGAGCTCGTTGCGATCTGTAATTACAAATGCCTGTCCGTTTAGCATATTATTCGGATCTTCGTCGCCGGCATCTCTGTCTATTTTTAACTTCTTAAGTTTAGCGTCAATAGCCTTTAGCTTTTTGTCAATTTTAGCAGACTTAGCATCAATAGCATTACGCAGCATTGTGCCTGCTACTTCAAAAATACGACCACTATAACGTACTTCAACGTTCATGCCTAGATCCATTAGATCGTCATAGGCATCCTCTGCTTTTTTAGCAAGGGCATCTAGTTCGTTTTCACCTAAGGAATCTAAGTCAGCAATAGCAGGTAATTGTCCAGCAATAGTGTCAACTTCTCTGTAACTTCTTTCGAGATCACGTACTTCTTCTTTAGATTCTTCTATCACAGGGATTGCTGGCTCTACAGTAGTAGATTCTTCTAAATTAAATAGCTCTTCTAACTTTTTAGTCATATATCTACTTATCTACGTTTAGAGCCCTTGTGGAAAATATCATCTTCATTAACTACTCTAAACTTAATACCCTGTTGTTTACACCATGCTTGAGCAGCTTCCCACTTTGCCATATTTTTAACATACTGTTGTTGATTATATTGGCTCTTGCCTACTTTTTCTAAAAAGGTATGATTGCTGGGTTTTACTTCAACAACTTCGGCATGCTTTTTACCAGACTTATCGTTGTAGACAATAAAGAAATCAGGAACGTATATGGTATACTTGCCTGTTAAGGGATCTCTGTAGGGTATTTGTATACTTTCACTAGCCCACTTTTCGACACCTTCGTGTTCATCGAGCATCCGCATAAAAACAAATTCCCATGAGCTGCGGGCCAACGGTATTTTCTTTCCAATGTATTTTTCGGGATTCTTCATAGTGAATCTCCCTTGAGCAAACTTGGCCATTATGCTTTGATGTTTCTTATCTTTTGCTGATTAGCAGATACGGCGACTTTGAATCCCAATCGCGATGTTTGAGATCTATTTTGATTTAATATTTCACTAACGAGAGCTGACAGCTCTAAGGTTTGTAATGTATCTAAAGTATCTAACAACGTAAACACAGGTAGGTTATCCTGTTTGGCTTGCCTTAACAACACCATAGCAGTGACGGTAGCAGCTTCAAGAGCAAAACCACGCTTGGTTAAAAATCCAACAGTAGCGTCAACATCAGCACCCGAATATTCGTCACCGGACTGCCCAAAGTTATTTAGATATACTCTGCTCTTATCGGCACTATCGGGTGCGGCCTGTTTTGTTGGAAGGTTTGTTAAAACGTCATTCATAAATTACTAATTCCTACTTTGGCGTGGCCAAAAGGTTGCTGGCTGTTTGTTGAGCACCAAACGATACTCCCTGTAATCCGCTAACCGCATTTGAAAATGATGACGGGCTGGCAAGTATATTTCTAGCTTCAGCAACAAGACTTTCTGGGGTTATTGATTTAATACTCTTATAAAAATTAACTGCCGATATTATAGTTCCAAAGCCTAGTGGTCCTATGCCAGGCTCTTGTACCCTGTTTCCGTAAATTGCTTGAGCATCTTCAATAATACTGCTGCCGGCTGTTAATAACCCGCCTGGGCCAAATACGCTAGATAATGTTCCACCGCCGATTGACATTGGACTAGGAGTTTGATCATAGAACAAATCAGCAAACCCTGTTGGTTCTTTGCCTTTGATAACTGATCCTGTACCGTATAAAATAGATTCATACACAAGACTCATTTGAGCTTCAACAGTACCGTTGTTTGAATTTTGATCGAGCTGGCCGTGATTCCAACTAACAATATGCGGATTAATTAAAGTATAGCTGTTGAATTTTTTCCTACTCAAAGTATACAAGGTAATTGATCTAAAAAACGGTTTTGTATATGCTTTACCTGATGTGCCTTTGGTTGTATCTAGTCCGTAGTTCCATCGAGCTTTTGGATTGTCAATACTCTTGTACGGACCGAATGAGGTGTCAGTCCATGCCTCAACAGGATTTGATCTTTCAGGCGAATAGTAACTCAAATACTGAGCCCATAAGGCATTTACAATACCAATATTGTCATCATGAAAATTAATGTTAAGTGGTTCGTATTTTAATTCTTTGTAGATGACTCGTTTTCGATTATATTGATTTTTAATATCGTGGTCAATGGTAATTCTAGGAAGGTCAGCACCTTTTACTAACAAACTTACTTCTTTACGTTTGTCACTGAATTTTTTTGACAGTAATGCTGGTTCAGCAATGTCAAACGCCACGTGATATAAAAATTTTGTTCTAGGTGCTCGAGCAAACTGATTGTCAACATACAGTCGTGCGGCGTGTCTAGCATCCCCAAGGTTGCCTTTGGGGTTTAAAAGTCCCTGTCCAGCTCCTGTTAAAAATCGTGTAAATTTATCTGCCATACTATTATTTAGTGATAAAAAAAGCCCGATATAAAATCGGGCTTTTAAATGTTAATCGTTGATTAACCTGTTGATAAGCTGCCTGCTGCTCTAGCACCAATATTTCTACCGATACCATCAATGCCGCCGCCTTTGTACTGGATAGCATTATCATAACGAATAGCTAGAGCAATCATCGCTGGCTCGTTTGATGTGTAGTTCAAATCACCGTAATCGATGTTCTGAACAAAACAACCATACAATTCAAATGTTTCTAAAACGTTTGGAGTTTGTGCTCCGTTACCGCCATCAAGTAATTCAATTAGTGTAGTAAACTTGTAATCTTGGCCAGATGCTGCTCCAGACTGTTCAAAGAAATCAAACTGTTTCTGAATTTGCTCACCGCACAAACGTTGGATAGATCCCGTAGCATCGTCTCTTACGTTTAAGGTAACTGGTTCCCAATTATGTCTACCTGCTAGATATACTCTTGAGTTATAAACTGGTAGTTCGATCTCTTCAAAGTTAATCTTTGGTCGGGTGATATCGTTTACTTGTTTAGTTAATTCTGTTGATACTGTGCCATTTGCCCCGAAGCCTTGTAAGACTACCCTAAATCTGTACTTTAGCTTGGGCATTAACAAGCCTTGAGTACTTGACGAAGCGTCAGTTGCTAAAGGTACTGTTAATTTTGATAGTGTTGAAATTGCCATATTCTTTATGCTCCGGATAATGTTATTTATCTTCTATTGAAGGGGGATTTCTCCCCCTCGCGTTACGCTGCTCTAGAAGCCTGGATCTCTCCTGTATTCTTTAATCTTAATGGAATGTAGATGAACTCAATTGCTTTAACTGGCTCAATTGCGATATCAACATACAGTTCATTTCGATCAATTCTTGCTGGAGTATTGTTTGTTTCATCACAAACCACAGCGTAGTCATAGATAGCACGTAGGCCTACAAGCTCTAACAATAGGCTTTCAACTGCTTGTCTAATTTCATCTCTTGTTAACTTATCGTTAGGCTCAAACACAAACGGTTTAGCTAGTTTGTTTAGTTGAGTACGTAGATAAATTACCAATCTAGCAACATTGATTCTGTCAAGTGCTGATGAACCAGAACTCAATGTCTTTTGACCGTAGTTTACAAGTCCAACACCGTTGAAGAATGTAATTGGATTAACTTTAACATTATACAACGCATCACGCTGTCCTTCTGTTAACGCAACTGGTCTAAATTCGCTAGTTCTTGAATCTAAGTATCCTGCCGCAGTAGCATTAGTAACACCACCTCTTCTAATACCAGCTGGAGCAAACCATGGATAGCTAACTTGGTCGCTTAGAGCGATTGTGCGTAGCATAATATGACTTGCTGGAACCATAACAGTGTTGCCACTATTGTCAGAAGTTAAACCGCTTGGATAAAACACTGACGAGTAAGCATC